TATAATAAAATACTTAATTTATTTAAAGAAATAGCTAGTAATACGATAGATAGTGCTGTTCCGGTAAGTATTTTAATAGGCTCTGTTACACAAGTTAACCCGTTAGTTATCTCGTTAGGGGCTAATTTACCGATCCCGGAAGAACGTATCGTATTAACGAAAAATACATGTGAATGGACGATGGAAATGTCCGTCGATCATATCACAGAAAATAGGTCCGGTGGCGGTGGCTATGCAGAATTTGCTAGTCACAATCACGAATATAAGGGCCGTAAGAAGTACTTAGTACATAATCAACTACAAGTAGGCGATAAGGTACTATTAATTCAAGAAACCGGCGGGCAACGATATATTGCCTTAGACCGTTTATATAATCCGAATGTGGGGTGTACGACTAAATAATGGCACTTACTCCATCTAATTCTAACTACGACGTTTTCGATCCGACTCTAATTAGGAAAGAACCTTCTTATACCTTTAGAGTACGATACGAAGACGACTACAAATTACTCGACATGTGTGACGATATCGAAGCCATGAAGCAAGCTATTTACAAAATCATTAATACGCCACGATATAAATATCTTATTTATAGCTGGGACTACGGTATAGAACTCGAAGATTTAATCGGCGAAGCTATACCGTATGTTTATGCCCTAATCGAGCAGCGTATTAAAGAAGCTTTACTCCATGACGATAGAATCACCGATGTCTATGACTTCGAATTTTCTAATAACGAAGGTTCAGTCTTATGTATATTTACATGCGACACCATATACGGTGTTATTAGCAATATCAGTAAGGAGATTAACGTTTAATGTACGAGAATAAAACATACGAAAATCTATTAGCCGATATGCTATATCGTGTTAACTCTAAATACGATAAACGTGAAGGCTCTATGATTTATGATGGTGTAGCTCCGGCCGCGTTTGAATTTGCTGAAGCTTACATCATGGCAAGAGCTATTATCAAACAAACCTATGCTAAGACAGCCGATCGCGATTTTTTAGCGTTACGTGCAATCGAATTTAACATCGTACCTCGTGAAGCTACAACAGCCGAAGTTAAAGGTAAATTTAGCCAAGCAGTCGACATCGGTACTCGTTTTAATTATGAGGATCTTAACTTCCGAGTAACAGACGTTATCGATTTATCTAACAACGAATTTAAATTAATATGCGAAACTCCTGGAGCTAAAGGTAACTATTGTATAGGTCGTATAACACCTATTAATACAATACCTGGGTTACAGAATGCCGAAATTAAAGAAGTATTAGTACCGGGGCAAGACGAGGAAGATACAGAAGCTTTCCGGGAACGCTATATCCGTGCATTAAAATCTAAAGCCTACGGTGGTAACGGTGCTGATTATAAAGAAAAGGTATTAACGATTGCCGGTACTGGTGGATCTAAGATATACCGATGCTGGAACGGTGGCGGTACGGTTAAGGTCGTTATTATTAATAACGAATTTAATAAACCGTCCCAAGAATTGGTTAAAGAAGTACAGAATGTCTTCGATCCGACTCCGAATAAAGGTAAAGGCTACGGTTTAGCTCCGATCGGGCATACGGTAACAGTCGAAGCGGCACAAGAAGTCGTTATTAACTACGAGATCCCGGTCGTTATGACTGCCGGTCATGAACCGAACGAAATTAAAGAAGAGCTTACTAAGAAAATCGAAGAACGTTTGAAAGCACGTCGTAAAGAATGGACGACGCAAGACGAAACTCAATACCTTACAGTACGTACTTCTATCGTAACTTCCCTAGCAGTCGATTTAGATAAAGTAGTCGATGTAGGCGATATTAAAATTAACGGTCAAAAAGTTAAGCGCCTCGACTTACAGCCTAATCAAATACCTAAACTCGGTACTGTTACGTTAATAAAAGGTTAATCATTATGACAGTATTCGATAATTATAAACGCATCATCGACTTATCCGAATTTGCCGTTCCGGTATCGGGTAACGTCGCTGAGATGCAAGAAATATACAGAGTCGAAAGTATCGAGATGCAAGCCTTATGGAACACGATGGTCGAGATCTTTAGGGAACAGTTTATTATGACCGCTGAAAGTTTCGGCTTATCACAATGGGAAGAGATTCTCGATATTATCCCCGAGGTGGACGATACGATCGACGATCGACGCTTTAATATCTTATTAGCTCTTGCTGGCCAAAGACCTTATACCGAAATTAAACTACGAGAACTTCTCGACGGTATTTGCGGTAAAGGAAACTATCAGATAATTGAGGATTATAAGAACTATAACGTTCATTTTAAAGTAGCCCTCGGCGTTAAACGTCAACGTAATGCAGTTAATAAGCTATTAAAAGATTTAATTCCGATGAATCTGATATACGATGTTGAACTACTTTATAACCGTCATATCGATTTAGCACGGTATACACATAAAGAACTCGCACAATTTACTCATTTTGCATTAAACCAGGAGGTTTTACCTAAATAATGGCTACCTATACAAATAAAATAAATTTACTTAAACCGGCCGAAACAGAAAAATACGACGTAAACCTCAGAAACGATAACTGGGATAAAATCGATAAAGCTATCGGCGATGCTGACGATGCTCTTAAGAAACACAGAGAGCTTAGTCCTATCGATCATCCAGACGGCTCCGTTACGACTCCTAAGTTACGCGATAAATGCGTTACGCCGGCTAAACTTAGCGAAGAACTTAATCTCAAGTTAAAAAACGACTTCGTTAAACGTAGTGGCGATACGATGCAAGGCAATTTAACGCTTAATAATTCAAGTATTGGCTTTAATAACGGAAATGGCGTTTATGATACAAAAATTAGAATTGCGTCTAATGGCAATTTTGATATCGGTGTAACGGAAGATTCCGCTAATAAAAATGCTACTGCTCAGCTATTATTGCACAGCCAAAATAAGCCTAAATGGTACAATTCGGCTAATGGTGGCAAAGTATTAGCTACTGAAGAGTATGTAAATACCGAAACTGCTAAATACTTACCGTTAGCTGGCGGTACTATGAAAGGCGATATTACGTTTAAGCGCAATCAATCCTCTATTAAGTTGGATGGTGGCCCTAATAAAATGCATTCTATCAGCATAGGCGGCACTAACGGCGAAAATCTCGATATTGGATCTGCTCAACAAACATCAGAAGCTAACCTATGCTGCTATAATCGTCCAGGCTGGTATGGTAAGGATAAGACTAATACGTTTAAACCATTCTTATTCGACGACGATATGGTGATTACTTCCGGCACTATTGCTCACGACCAATTACTACCTATTCCAACAGGGTTTAGAGAGGACGAGTGCCATTGGATATTAACCGTGGCTGAGTCCCATCCCGGGGTAGGTGATCGAGATAATATAAACTTCGGTTCTGTAGGCGTCTTTGGTGTAAATGTAATCTGTAAACGTGAAGGCCGTAAAGTTAAAGTAGGTACAAGTTATTTTCAAGGTACCAACAGTACAGACCACTACCGAGGATATACTTTTAGACCAGGTACTGCTAACTACGTATGTATTTGTCGACGTCGTTTCCAATAAGGAGTTTAGATAATGGAACAAGTTAAACGTAAAGACGAGACATTATATCTAGGCTCCGACTGGGCTCGAGGCTATGAAATTAAGGGCGGTTTCGACCTTAAAGATGCGACTGTCGTATGTAAGTTCCGCGATAAGAACGATAACCTTCTTTTCGAAGCCGAATGTACGATACAAGAAAACTGTATCTTCGTATCGGTACCTTCTGCACTGAGCTTAACGATGCCTCGCACTATACGACAAGGTCGCTACGATATTTTTATCGTCGGGGCAACGTTTACCCATAAAATCATTATGGGTTCCGTTATGTTCGTTCCCGACGTTAGTATGCACTAGGAGATTAATATGGGTAAAAATATAGAAATTATCCCGATCGAGATAAAATGTCCGAAGCCTACCGAAGTCTTACTATATGGCATGAAGAAAGGCCCGAAAGGTGATCCCGGTAAGGACGGTATCGACGGTAAAGACGGTCTTCCTGGACCGGCTGGCCCGAAGGGCCCCAAGGGCGATCCTGGCGATCCTGGTGCTCCCGGTGAAAAAGGCGAACGCGGTCCTCGTGGTGAAACCGGGCTAAAAGGTGATCCTGGCGAACAAGGTCCTCAAGGCGATGCGTTTACCTACGACGATTTTACGCCGGAACAGCTCGAACGGCTTAAAGGTCCTAAAGGTGACAAAGGCGAAAAAGGCGAAGCCGGTGAACAAGGTTTCCGTGGTGAACGTGGTGAAGCCGGCCCTAAAGGATCGCAAGGTGAACGTGGTCCTCAAGGTCCTCAAGGGGAACCATTTACATACGATAAATTTACGACCGAACAATTAGCTTTACTTAAAGGTCCTAAAGGTCCGAAGGGCGATACTGGTCCTCAAGGTCCTCGAGGCGATGCTTTTACCTATAACGACTTTACCGAAGAACAGTTAGAACGTCTTACTGGTCCTAAAGGCGAACGTGGTGAAGATGGTCGTAAAGGCGATAAGGGCGATCCTGGT